AGGCGCTGCTGGATGCGGACAACTGGCGTTGTCCCCACAGCTGTGGCGCCAGGTGTCAGCCCCTGGCCAAAGGGGAATGGCGTTGGGATGGTCGGACAGGTGGCTGGCAGCACTACCATGGGAAGAAACACTGGTGGATCACCGCAAGGAGGATCGACATGAGCCGCACGGAGCCGGTTGAGGTGATGGGAGTGTTGAAGGCTGCCACGGGTAAGGCAATGCTGCTGGACACCGGTGATGGGGAGCATTGGATCCCCCGGTCCCAGGCCACCATCGTCAGCGGAGACGACAACAAGGTGGGTGACGAGCTGGTAATCGAAATCCCGGAGTGGCTGGCCATTGAGAAGGGCCTGGACTGATGCAGTTGCCGCTGTTTCCATTGGAAAGCAGTTGGGTGCCGGTCCAACCTGGGGATCTCCCCAGTTGGAGTGGGGTCCAGCGTATTGGTCTCGATATTGAAACCCGTGACCCCCAGCTGCTGAAACTGGGTCCAGGAGTCCGCCGGGGAGGGTACATAGTCGGGGTCTCCTTCGCAATTGAGGACGGCCCCGCGTACTACCTACCCATCCGCCATGGCGGAGGGGACAACCTAGATGCCAGTCAGGTCATGAAATATCTTCATGACCAGGCTGGCGAGTACACCGGCACTATCGTTGGCACCAACCTCAACTATGACCTGGACTATCTGGCTGAGGTGGGGGTAACCTTCCCCCGTATTGCTGGTCAACGTGATGTCCAGCTAGCTGACCCCCTGATCAACGAGCTTCACGATCATTACAATCTGGATGCCATCAGCAAGCGGTGGGGGTTTGAGGGTAAGAATCTGGACCTGCTGAACAAGGCAGTTTCTGATTACGGCCTGAACAAGAAAAAGCCCCGATCAGAGCTTTGGAAACTACCGGCCCGGTATGTAGCTGAGTACGGCATAGACGATGCTGTGCTCCCGCTGAAGGTGCTGCGTCGGCAGGAGCGGGTGATTGACGACGAGGATCTTTGGCAGGTGTACAATCTGGAAAGTCAGGTCCAGCCGGTACTGCTGAAACTGACTCGCCGGGGCCTGCGCATTGACCAGGACGCCCTGGACCGCATTGAGGCCTGGGCACTTGCGGAAGAACAGGCCCAGCTCACGGAGATTGAGCGGCTGACCGGACGTAAACTAGGCATTGGGGATATCAACAAAAAGGAAGTCCTGGTCCCATTGCTCAAGCAGATTGGTATGACCCTCTCATACACACCCACCGGGCAACCGCAAATCGACAAAGAGGCCTTGACCTTTGACCACCCAGTTGCGGACTTTGTTAACCGGGCACGTAAGGTCAACAAGCTACGCACTACGTTTGTGGCCAGCATACGCAACCACATGACCAACGGTCGCATCCACTGCACCTACAACCAGGTGCGCCACAACCGTGAGGGGGGAGAGGCGGTGGGTGCCCGGTATGGTCGCCTCAGCTGCGAAAACCCCAACATGCAACAACAGCCCGCCCGGGATGATTTTGCTGATATGTGGCGAGCCATCTACGTGCCGGATGAGGGTAAGTTGTGGATGTCTGCTGACTACAGCCAGCAGGAACCGCGCATTCTCACCCACTTTGCTGAAAAGTTGGAATTGCCCGGGGCATACAACATGGCTGAGCAGTACCGCCGCAACCCCAAAACCGACAACCATACCTGGCTGACCCGGCTCATACATCCTGAAACGGCCACCTGGGATGAGAAAAGCCCTGAATTCAAAGCCAAGCGGTTTCCTTGCAAGCAAACCTTCCTGGGCATTTGCTACGGTATGGGTGGGGCCAAACTGGCCCGCGACTTGGGCTTGCCCACGGAGTGGAAGGTCATGCCCAGCGGCAAGCGAGTAGAGATTGCAGGTAGGGAAGCCCAGCAACTAGCGAACCTGTTTGATCAACATGCTCCATACGTGAGGCTCCTAGCCGCACGTATGGAGGAGAGTGCCCGCCAGTGGGGGTACATTCTCACCCTATCCGGCAGACGTTGTCGCTTTCCCACCAAACCCGGCACCAGCGAATATGACTGGTGTCATAAAGCCCTCAACCGTCTGATCCAAGGCTCCGCCGGGGACCAGACCAAGATGGCTATGGTGGCGGCAGATCAGGTTGGGTTCAACATCCAGCTTCAGGTCCATGACGAGCTTGACGGCAGCGTGGAGTCAAAGGAACAAGCGATGGAGTTGGCCCGGGTGATGCAGGAATGCTGTCCCCTAAGCATCCCCAGCCGCGTGGATGTGGACCTTGGGCCCAGCTGGGGCGAAGCGAAGGAAGTGGCGTGACGCGGCGCTGGCTGAAGCGAAGGGGGGATTAGTCATGATCTGCTGGAGGCATCTGAGCGCGGGGACTCCCGAACAGCGTGCGGCTGGCTATGCGTGCACGAAGTGCGTTGTGGACGACTTGAGGTTCACCAGCTTGGCAGACCGCGCCGACTTCTTCAAGTCGCTGGTGGCGGCGTACATCCAGAACGACGTGAGCAGCGATCCGCCGTCGTCGGCACGCGACATGATGTCCGAGATCGAGCGCCGCGTTGAGGCGGGGACGCTGTTCGGGAAGGGGGAGTCCGATGGCTGACGAGATGCAAAACATGGAACCGCCGGACATGGATGGCCCGGTGAGCGATGACGCGAGTGCTTACCGGTTGGTGACAAGTGCGTGAGGGTGTACCGAAAGCGAACACCATGAAATTCTATGAGTCCAACGACTTGCCCGAAGACGCCGTTCCTCTTCGAGTCCATGGTCTTGGGTTCGATCCTGACCTGGATTACCTGTTGAACTACGCGGCCGAATGCGCCGCACAGCAGTGGCTGGACGATGGGGACGGAGACTGCTACAAAGGCTGGCCCCGCACCTTTATCATACTAAATGATGATGGAACGGAACTGGGGAGGCGCAAAGTGGACGTGGACTATGATCCGACGTTCTACGTGGTATGACCCCCGAGCAGCAGGCCTGGATTGACGGTGCAACCTACAAACAGTTGCTCCAGCATTGGAGATTCGCCCCCGTGGGCGACCCAATGTTTTCTAATTTGGACGCGGGCGAATACTTTGCCAATAGGATGAGGGAACTGCGCTCACTGCCGGGTGGTGAGGGAGCCCACATCCGAGCCAGCAAGGAGATTGGATGGGACTGAATGAATATCTGCCCTAAATGCCTGGTTACTATGCACCCCTTGTTTGGGCATCCGGGTATCGTGGTATGCTCAAATCCCCATTGCTACGTCAAACCCCTGGCTTGCGAAAAGTGTGGTATCCTGTTCTCAACCGGTCCCCCGTCGGAGGCTCAGTGCAACTGCTTGGATAAGCCCACCTGGCCCACGCGGTTCATCGGCCTTGCCGACCACATTGCGCAGTGGTCCAAGGACGAATCGACCAAGGTGGGGGTGCGTGCTGGTGGAGCCCAGTACCAATACGGTGATTGGGCTGGGGTTCAATGGCTTCCCCCGTGGGGTCCAGGAAACAGATGACCTGCGCTGGACCAGACCTACCAAATACCTGTTCAGTGAGCACGCAGAACGCAATGCTATCTACAACGCAGCCCGGCAGGGGCACCCCACCCAGGGCGCACATGCTTACCTCAACTTCAACCCGATGACCAGCATCTGTAGTGATTGCGCCAGAGCTTTCATCCAGGCGGGTATCACAGCAGTATTCGGGCCCAGCAACACAGCCCAGGGACGCACCGATATCCAGGGCGAGGGGGGCTGGCGTGAGCATTGCCATACCGGACGGATCATGTTAACCGAAGCCGGAGTGGAAGTTAAGGTGATCGAATGAGCGAGCAAACCATGCGGGGCGTAGTGGTCCGTGCCCTACGCAAACTCAACGCTATCGCGGTGGAAAATCCAGCCTTGCCCGGCACACCCGATGTCAACTATGTAGAGGGCTGGATTGAGCTGAAGAAGCTAACTGCCTGGCCAGTGCAACCGGAAACTGTGGTTCGTATCGACATCTTCACGCCACAGCAACGGGTTTGGCACATTCGCCGCCGCCTTGCTGGGGGAGCGTCATGGTTCCTACTCCAGTGCGCAAACGAATGGCTACTGCTGGACGGAGCAGTGGCAGCCCTGAACGTGGGCCTGTGTACCCGGGAACAATTGGCCGCCCTAGCCACCTGCCATATCCTGGGCACACCAAAGGAGCTAGAGAGATGGATCTCACAGCCGCAGAACGATTTTACCTTTGGCGACGCAGAACGGGCAAAACTCAAACTGATGCAGCGGAGCACTTCCGTGTCCCGCTTAGTCGATACCTTAGATGGGAGCACGGAGTAACCCGGCCCCGCTTTGTGCCCAAAGTCTCGGTAGTCAAACCTCATGAGCAATGTGTGCTGATGCGGCGTAAAGTTATGCTCACCCAATTGGATGTAGCCCAGGCCCTGGGCCGCTCCAAAGAGTGGATACGAATGATGGAGCAGGGGAAAGCCCCTTGCCGTGAACTTCAGGAGTATTGGGGTGAATAGTTTACAATTTCTACAGCAGTTTCACCCTACAGGATTTTGGGTGCTGACTGCTATCAAGGTGGACCGCAAAGGCATTGAAACCATAACCTTCACCCCAGAGGAAACAGATCAAGCAGAGGCTTGGATCAACAAGCGCAATGGCAAACAGAACCTCTATTTCAGCGTCAACCAACCCAACCGCAAATTAGACAAAAAAGCCAGCAGCCAAGAAATCACGCAAGTGGGCTGGCTCCATGTTGACATTGATGCCCGGGCGGGGGAGCCTTTGGATGCTGAGCTTCTCAGAATCCAAGACCTACTTGAAAATAAGTGCCCGGTACAGCCCCCCACCGTTGTGGTTTACAGCGGAGGGGGATATCAGGCCTTTTGGAAGCTGTCCCAACCGGCCACGGAAAATCTGGGCCAGTTGGTCCAGTACAACAAGCAGCTTGAACTACTGTTGGGTGGAGATAACTGCCACAACATTGACCGCATTATGCGGTTGCCGGGCACCCTGAATATCCCCGATGCCAAAAAGATTGCCAAGGGCCGCATCCCCACAGAAGCAAAGGTGTTGTGGTTTGAGTCAGAACGTCAATATGAACTGACCATATTTACGCCCGCCCCAGAAGTCCAAACCCCCGGGGTCCGGTCTGATACACCTCAGCCCACCGCTAACGTGGCTCGCTTGGTCACGGTGGACGATCTTGACAAGTGGGGTGTACCTGACCGGGTGAAGGTCATTATCGTCCAGGGACACCACCCCGATGAGCCCAAGGAGGGCGACAACAGCCGCTCAGCCTGGGTGTTTGACGTAGCCTGCCAGTTGGTGCGCTGTGAGGTTCCCGACGATGTGATTTTTAGTGTGATGACTGACCCTGACTTCGGAATCAGCCGCCATACCCTTGAACAAAAGGGTGATATTGGTCAGTACACCATGAGGCAGATTCAGCGGGCAAAAGAGGAAGTTGAAGAACCGTGGCTCCGGGTACTTAATGAGAAGTTCATGGTGATAGGAAACATGGGGGGCCGTTGTCGCGTTTGCGAGGAGGCATTCGATACAGCGCAAAACCGTAACTTCCTCACCCGTCAGACCTTTCAGGACTTCCGCAACCGGTTTTGCAATCAAAATGTCACGCAAGGCAAAAAACAAGTGCCTCTGGGCTTATGGTGGATCAACCATCCTCGCCGCAGAACCTTTGAGTATCTCACATTCAGCCCCGGTGAGTCCACCCCAGGGGTGTACAACCTTTGGCAAGGTTATGGCTGTAAGGCCGTAGTTGGAGAAAAGCATAACAGTTTTTTGCGTCACATGTATGAAAATATTTGCGGTGGAGACCACGGCCATTTTGAATATTTGGTGCGCTGGATGGCTCGTTGCGTCCAGCAACCGGCCAAGTCCGGGGAAACCGCCATTGTACTGCGGGGAGCCTCTGGAGTAGGGAAGAGCTTTTTTGCAAAGTGCTTTGGAGCTTTGTGGGGACGGCATTTCCTCCAAGTTAGCGATGCCAAGCATTTAGTGGGATCGTTCAATGCCCATTTGCGGGACTGCGTGGTATTATTTGGGGATGAGGCGTTCTTTGCTGGGGATCGTAGACATGAGTCCGTGCTGAAGACTCTGATCACTGAAGAGCGTATGATGATAGAACACAAAGGAGTAGATGCTGAGGTCACACCCAACTTCATTCATCTAATTTTAGCCTCCAACTCACAATGGGTAGTGCCCACCGGGCCGACGGAAAGACGCTTTTTTGTACTTGACGTCAGCGACCACCACCAGCAGGATGGCCGGTATTTTCAGGTCATACGAAATGACCTGGAGTCCGGGGGCTATGAAAATATGTTGGATTACCTTTTGCGCCTAGACTTGACGGGATTTGATGTGCGTGACGTTCCCCAAACCAAGGCTTTGCGTGAGCAAAAGATCCACAGCATGGATCCTATGAGTGAGTGGTGGTTGGAACGTCTGAGTAACGGTACTTTACTGGCTACCCAGGACAGTTGGGAATGCGAAGTCATCTGCACGGACCTAGTGAATGACTACATTGACAGTTGCATACGCTTTAATGTTCAGCGCCGGGGCAGTAGTGTGAAACTGGGCCTGTTCCTGGACAGTGTGTGCCCTGGGGACTACCCCATTCGGCATAGAGCGATGCGCAAAAAGTCCCGCCACTATATGTACACCTTCCCTAGTCTGGAGCAGTGTCGCCGTAAATGGGATAGAATTTGCGGAGGCACTTCCACCTGGTCCGTAGAACCCATCCAAGAAGAATTGCCGTTATGCGAAGATACTCAGTCCTAGAGGCCAACTTAATAGCCGCCCTGAAAGAAGTGGTGGCCACTGCCGGGGAACATTTGACCCCGGATGTGGCCTGGAAAGTGCATCAGGCACTTATGATGGCGGAGTCCCCCACCATTGTGCTACGGGGCCACTTGGACTACAGACTGTTTTCGTCCAAGCACCGTACCGTCATGGGGCCACGCTGTTACCCAGTCAAACTGGAACATGAGAGTTTCCCCATGTCTATATGTGTTGAAGCAACCCTGAGGCAAATTCATGAGTGACTTCACTGTGTCCAAGGGCACTCCTATACTGGTGTTCAGTAAACTTGACCCCACCCGTATGGAGCGCCGGGAACTGAAGCGAGAGGCCGAACTGGACCGGGCCGACATCCTTTGGCACGCATTCGCCGTAGGCCGTGAGGGGGACATGGTGATGCTAGTGCCTGCGTCTATGCTCCAATTGAAGAAGGTTGCCTTTCCACCGCCGACCGGGGGATAATAAGGGCCAAGGCCCATCCTGCGTTGTTTGGTGGTACGGACCTCCACCATCAAACTGAATCGGTCCGCACCCCCTGGCCGAAAGTAGGATGGGTCTCCCCCCAAAAGGAGAAACCATGAGAAAAGTTTACCTGCTAACCTCGCTGATCCTACTGCTGTTCGTCGGCAGTGTAGACGCTCAAACCGTCACCGTTCGCTACAAGTGCAACCGCCCCACCGTGGGCACTATTGCCACCCGCTTTCTGTGGTCTGTGTGCCTGGACGATAGCAACGTATGCTCATTCAGCATATCCACACCGGACACCTTTGCCGCAATCACCTATTCTTCACGCCACCGGGCCTTTGTGCGCGTAGCGGGGCAAGATGCCGGAGGAGCCATCGGCCCCGTGTCCTGGGCTAGCTTGCCAGACGGCCCGACCGCGCCGGGAGGCTGTGGCAGACCTGTGAAGTATTGATGTTTCCTGACTGGGTACTGGCGGCCTGTTTAATAGCCCTTGCTGCTGTTGCAGGCGTGGCAGCAGTAGGGCAAGAAAGGGGGTGGTGGAAATGAAGATGGAGAGTCTGGCGCTTGTGCTGGCCGTGATCGACCTGTTCTGGTGGCTCAGGAAGTAACCGGAACGGCAACGGGGGGCCAACGGCCCCCCATTTCATTAGGAGGTTCTCATGCTCGCAGTCCTACTGGCCACCATTTTTCTGACCGGTGATGCTCACCTCAGCACCACCAATTCAGCCTCTGACACGGTGCTGACCCACATTGCCAACCACATCGGCACGGAAGCGGTGATGGACTGCGGTGACGTGTCCGAACACGCCACTGAGGCCGAGTACATGCGGTTCTGGACCCTGTTCCCTGCCGGCAACTTCATTCCAGGTGAGCACGACTGGTTGGACGGATGTAGTCATTGCGCAGATCCCATCAACATAGAAATTGACAACATACACATGGTGGGCTTCGACACCAGGTTCTACAATGACCCGGGTAAACTGGTGGACCTGGATGCAGCACTAGCCTCCGGCCAGCCTGCCCTTCCTGTACTGTTTACCCACGTCCCTTTGCTCAGTGGCAACACCAGAACGGGAGGGGACTCGCCCGCCGTTTGGGCAGCGTTGGAGCCGTTGGTCGAAGCTAACAACGTGAAGCTGGTGGTGTCGGGTCATGGTCATGCCTATGAACGTCACTATCGCAACGGGCGTAATTATGTGGTCATTGGTACTGCTGGAGCAGAACTGGACCAAGTAGGAGCTGCCCCCTACTTGGTCAAATTCATCACTCAGCACGGATGGTTGGAGATTGAATCTGACTATCCGGAACTGATCGTCACGTTCAAGGGTGTGGATGGAGGGGTGTTGGATCAGTTCCGCACCAGCAGTATAACAGGTATCTCTGAGGCCCCCCAGTCAACCTGGGGCCAAGTCAAAAGCCTGTACCGATGAAACGAACGAGGGGCCAAACTGGCCCCCCGCCTCCAACGCAGCACGAACTACGTCGGGTTGATCGGATTGATCCGCTTGTTGCCGAACAGATCCGTAGCCCCGCTGATGATGTGGAGCACGGAAGCGTCGGTGTCCGTAGCCAGCTCCGCCTGGGCACTCTGGAGCGCCGTGACCAGGCCCAGGAAGGCGGGCAAGTCGGCCATGGTGACACCCTCGTCGGTGACGGCTTCGACCAGGTTGACCAGGGCCACGCCCACCGCCTTGCACTTGTTCGAATCGTACATGATGTTACCCCTTTCAAGACATCAGTTCAAAATGAGGCAGATCATTGAGGCCCTTCTCATCCCGCACCTCAGTGTCACTGTCCCAATCACCGCCCCATCTTACCTTGAGACCCAGGCCCAAGGCAACCCCTTTCACCAGGCCCGCAAAGTAGTGGAACCGCTCCCGGTCCTCCCACACCACCGGATAGGGTACCACATCCACCGCCGTTGAGGGCGAATGATTGTGCTCGCTCCGGGGCCAAGGCAACTTGCTTTTGCCATCATGGTAGGCCTGGTCCTGTTCCTGTTGACCCCGGTGGCCACACAACACGCGGCAGTCGAAGTGCTTGATGACCTCGTTGAATAGCTGCTGAAGCCGGGGGTCAGCCGTCGCCAGCCTCACCTTGCTGTACTCGCTGAATACGGGCATGAACTAGATCCCTTCGCAGCCCCTTGATTTCGTCAACCATGGTCTGCATAAGTGAAAGCGATTGCTTGGAAAGCTCCATGAAGTCGCGGACCTCATCACGTCCCTTCCAAACGCAATTGAACTGTCCAGCGTCTATACTTTCCTTCATTTCCAGCAGCATACCATGAGCCTCCAACACATGAGCGAAATGCTGGGGATCAATTTGACAGGCCAGGGGACTCATCAAGGGTATGCCATCGTAGGAGGTGAGTTTCTTGGCTGTCAACTGAATACGGATGATGTCCAGACCCTTCCACAAGAGGATCAGAGCAATCCCTACCACGCCAAGGTCGAGAATTTCTTTGCCCGGCACGTTGTCTCCTTACAGGGAATGACCTTTGATCTGAATTGTGTTCTGGGTCGGCTGCTTAATGGACTGGTGCAGCGCCGTGCTCATACCTGCCATCAGCGCACCAGTCTGGAGCGCAGGAAGGATCGCGCCAGACCAATCGCCAGTGGTGCGGACGTTCTGGGCATAGCTGAGGGCGCTGCTGATCCCCAGGTTGAGGTACGGAATGGCCTTATTGCTGATCGGTGTCCCGTGTTTGATGATGAGCCCGGCAATGACATATGCAACTGTACCGGGTTTGGCCACCACAATGACGACCGGGGCCAGCACCTTGACCGCTGAGTACAGGCCCTTGCCCAATTTCTTGAAGAAGCTCATGACCCTCCCTTAATGAAGCAGTACCCCATAGCCAACCTCTGTAGGCCCGGCAATATCAAAGAACTGATCTGCCGCCGGAACGACGCTGAATCGGAGCTGGACCACATCGTTGGCCGTCAGCGACAGGTTGCCGGTAGTGGCAGCTGCCCCAATCAACGTAGTCCAGCCACCGGAGTTGACGTTGCTCTCCACAATGCCAGACGAGGGCAACGCATAGTGGATGTCAAAGGCATATGTGCCTGTTTCCCCGAAAGTCACCCCAGTGCTGCCCGCAGCTGCAAACGCACCAAAGATCAAATCGGCCCCTTGCAGGGCTGAGGTCAACGTAAAGTCATGCAGCATCTTCACGGGATTGGTGTACTCCACCGCGTCCACGGTATGCCTGGCGGTGACCTGGAGTTGGGCCGTGGCCGGGATCTGAACACCTGCGCCCAACGCCTTGATCACGCTGTTGCGCGTGAGGTAGGCTTCAGGATGGGCAATGGCCGCAGGGAAACCTGCCAACACCATCACATGGGTGACCACGTCTGTAGTTTCTCCATCCACCAGCAATACAAAATCAAATTCAGGACCATCATCTAGGTACTCACTGCTTAGGTACATGTCCACGTGAACATTATCGATGTGCCAATCGCGCGGGGTGGCCTGGGCGTAGATTCCCCTGTTGTTGTCCCCCGAGCCGTGGCCTGCGTGGCTGGTGTCCAGTGACGCAGTGGTCGGGGCGTATGTGGTTTCCTCAAATACCGGATCACGCGGAGCCAAGGGCACCTTGGCAATGTTCTGGATTGTGGTCTCAGTTGTGGGTGGGAGCGACACCAAGTAGACACCCAATCGGTTTTTACTGTAAAGTTTGGTATCTACCTCGTCATCCCCTACCGGCAATGTGAATCCGGACAGATTACCCCCTGATTGGCCCAAAAGCCAAATCCGCGTGCCGGCGGCATGGGCCTTGGGAGCTGTATGGAACAGTCCACGATACACATTGACAAGAGAAACGTGCGCGGTGGACCACCTAAGCTCCTCATACCCTATGAACTCACCGTCAATGTACGCAATGGTGCCAAATTCCTCAACTTCAGTGGGACCGCCGCGCAGATCCAAACCACTTAAATCATCGGGATCGTTGTGAGTGACAAAAATGGAGGTGGTTGCTGGCCGGACAGCTGTGGCGTAATACGCGGGTAAGTCGTCCTCAAGTGATCCCGCTAAGACAAAAGCGGTAATCTGCTGCTCGTCTTCGGTAAAGTCTCCGGTCAGGGGGCGACTGGAGCCGGTGCGATAGTAGGGGGCCAACAATGTAGTACCGCCCCCGGGGTTACGCGCACCCTGCCAAATTCTGACCGGCAAGGTGTTTCGCCAGGTGTCCTGAGCCACAAGTTGACGCGGAGCTTCAAATATCAAGATATTTTCAGCAGTCAGCACACCAGGGGTGCCCGTGGGATCTGTCCAACCGGAAGTCGGAGGATCCCCAAAAGAACCGGCAGTTACTGAGAATACATCCTCCACACAGCTAATACGGATTTGCCCCTGTCCCAATTGCCCGTAGTCTACCCGGGTCACCCGCATGATCATGTTCTCAACGCCCAGGCGCTCATGAGTAAACTTGAAGGCACTACCGGGAATAAGTTGATACATTGTCCGATTGACCACTATCTCTGCTTTGGCCAATGGGTAGCTGAGTGTGCGCAGGTCTCTCCACGCTAGGCGATTGGCTAGAGGGGCATCCTTAACCCCGGGGTAAACCACCTCAGCACTGACGGCTCCACCCTGAATGGTATAGTTGGCCATGTCCTGAGCCATGGCGTAGGCTTCACGAAAGTTGTCTGACCGCATCTGGAATTTGAGATTAACCTGGTTGGTGGTTTCTTCCCAAGTGGCCCGGGAGTAGTGGGTCAGCTCAACAATATTGGAACTATCCACCAGCTGCAAATCAGCCTCATCGTAGTCAAACCTATCCAGCACCACTTTCCATTGACCTAGAAATTTATCGAAGTAGAATAGACCATCAATTTGCCGCTCAATCTCCTTCAGCAGTTCAACCGCTTCCATTTCTCTATCCAGCACCAAGGAAAACCCGTTACCCTCATCGTGCAACGTGACAGCAGCTTCCTGGAAGTTCACCGTGTCCACCAATGAGGTGGAGATGTGAAGCCCCCAGTCAGAATCAGTCAGAATCTCGTAAGCCACGTTCATGGGATTGGCGTCATACAGGTTTACCCGTTCCGCCCCCGGGTGATAGGCAGCCAAACCTAGGCCATCAGGAATGCGCTCCACAATGAAGGAGATAGGGGGAATCGAGGTTGAAGTGCCTACATAGCCTCCTTCAAACACGTACTGGCATGTTCCGCGGAAGGCAGGAATATTCGCTCCCAGCTGAGATTGCAGATACACATTTTGGGCGTCCGTGGCCGCACCACTGTAGAAGTACCCCGCGCCCTCGATACCGCCTTGCCCCAAGTCTTCTCCACCGAAGGCCTCCGGAGCCACTATATTAAACACCCCAGTACCTACCCGGCCCAGGGTAACCAACCGATCGTTGAGCTTGATGCCAATCAGCTCATCTACAACTCCCCGGCACAGGGCAAAATGCATACCCACATAATATTTGTAACCGACCACTACCCTCTGGGAGCTGAAAATACCTGTCTTTTGACTTTGCCTACGGGCTTGCTGAATAAAACCGCCAAACCACACCACGTTGGGACCCTTGATTTCAACCCGGCCCCAAATCAGCGGCACAACCCGACCCTCAGTGGCCGTGGGGAAGTTGAAGTCACCTAGACCCGCCGGTCGGGCATTCTCCAGCTTGGGCTTGGGTCGGATGATCTCAATCATCACAAAAATGGCAACCCACAAATACCATGCCAGATGAAGAACCATCAGTCGATTCCTGACTCAAACGGGTTACGGCCCGGCACATAGGGAAATCCCCCAAACCGGATCACATTGTTGAATTTGCCGTAGCAAGTAGCAATAAGGTGGTCACAGCCAGCATATACTATTACTGCTTGTCCCAGTACATTGGCGGAAAAGTCCACCAATAGTGTGAGCACGTCTCCGCTTTGGGCCACCACCATTCGGTAATCATTGGTTGTGGCGACGTAACCTCCCAAAGCCCAGGACGCGCCGTTGGCGGACACCCCGGGGACAGTGACCTGACGAGGGGCCAGGGCCGTTACTGTACCATCAAACTTGAAGCTGTCCTTGTTCAAGCCGCAATTAGCATCAAACAGGGAATGGTTGCACATACCCTGGTATTTGTAACGGGGTATTGAGCGACTGGAGGCCGATTCTGATGTACGGCACTGAAGTGTACATATAGTGGCATTTTCTTTGTAAGCCGCGCCAGTAACCCGACCGCTCCAATAGGACACGCCCTCCTGGTCAGTGTCATCCCGGTGCACCCGAAGAATCTCCAGGGCCATTTCCTCACCTGGCACTATACCAACAAAGCGGGCCGCCACCTCATCGGTAATGGGCAACGTAACCTCTAACTGCTGTTGACGTTCCTCTGCGGACTGGGAAGGAGCACTACGTGAAATCAGGCAGGGATAAAAAACCTGAGCCCCGTAAGTGTATTCATCTTCCGCCGAGGTGTAGCGGTACACCGTGGTTCCCAATGTGAAGCGGTACAGCTCCACAGGTCTACCGGTCACAAGAGAAGTTTCATGCTCATCGTAAGTCATGTTTGCACCGCAGCCACAGCCATTTCTACTGAAGCCTCTCCAGGATACCGATGCAGTAAGGTTACTCTGTCATCAGCAATTCGGCAAAGCCTTAAAAAGCTCACGCACTGGATGCTGGTTGCGGGTATATCCGAGGCCCAGGCGGTATCCACGGTCAACCGTTCTGTGGTATCATCGACCACCTCACTGCTTACCACCTCACGAATCAAAACCGTGCCGTTGGTTAGCAGTATCCAAAATGAGGTGTTGGGCTCCAACTGACGCACTAGACTGGTGTACCCAATGTTCTCAATGTCCATGAGCACAGAGCCAGTGGTTAAGGTTTGCGTGATGATCAAGTCTGGGTAGAAGGTAGGCAAATAGAAACCCACCTGAGAACCGCGTAGAGCGTGGATCAACTGTCGAACTGTCCATAAGGCCTGAGGGGTGCGGCACTCAAATCGTTTCACAGTAGTGTAGTGTGCGCCTTCCCAGTCAGAACTCTGCCGAATGGACCCTGTGCTATTATCCAATCTGAGCAGCAGTCTTACCGGATTGTCCTCTAGTGTACCATCTATGGTGTTGGGGTCATCTAGCACTACAAGACCATTGTGAAGGTCAAAGGTTGACACCTCAGCGAGATTTGCCTCATTGTCCGTGATCTGAAACTTGATGGCAACCTCGTCCAAGTTCATGGGGTGGCGGTTCACCCCTACGGATTCCTGAGTCAGCGCCAAACGCAAAGGCATCACTAGGGCTGTGTCCGCATCGTAGGAATGAAGCAGAGCTGATGAGAAGGTGAGGGACGAGTCCGTCATGGACTCAATTTCCTGGGCATCAAAGGTGTCCTCATCCGCCCACACCATGGCCAAACCATTAACCCGGAAGTCAGCCCACCGGGTATCCAGGTAGATGGTAAAGGCCCCAACTGGGGCATCAGAGGTAAGCTGCTTTGACTCAAACCAAACCGGCACGCCAAACGTGCCTGACTGGAAACCGAATACTAGACTGTGGAAGTAACGCCGTTGCGCCCCCTCCAATTTGAGGGTAAAGTCAAACGTCTGACGGGGGTGTTTGCGCACGCTTATCCGCTGTTCTGAGCCGTCCAGGGATTGAAGTACGTCCGTCAAAAAGTCCAAGGTTTCTCGTATTGGGGCTTCCGGCTCAAACGCAAACATCACCACACGAGTACCGGTGAGGGTGACTTGGAAAAAGTCCGTGTCCAAGGTGAAATCAAGTGTGCCGTTGATGTTGGGAGGACCATCCGTGAGCACTTGGACTTGGACGACAAGGCCAACTTGGGGGGCAATGGCCCAGGGCAGGCTGGGCAGATCTCGGAAGGATACCCCCACGCCAGCATTGTTGGTGGCGTCTGTGAGACTACGGGCTGAATCTCTGAATGAGTTGTATATCTCAATTTCAGTGATCACCGTGGTAACAATATTGCCCAACACCACAGTTGTGGGAAACACTATCACCCGTTCAAACCAGAATTGGGAGGGGCCTTCTGACCGGGCACCCACCCAATCAACAGCGGGAAACGCGGGTACCAAACTCAGGCCAGTGGACTCCCAAGATCCCCCAGAAACCACGGGTAACACCACAAGGGAAAAAACTTGAGGTGGCAATTCAAGATCGGTGGACACCCCTGGCACTAGGTAACGGTCACCCTCTACCTGGCTGCCAAATGCTCGCTGAAGAGATCCAACCCAGTCCGCCATTACACAATCTTCTTGTAGGCAATGCCTGCGTTTCTGGATTCCTCAGTGGTGGCCCCCACTGTGTACTGCTTAACTGCCCAGGGGAACACCGCCCATGTGTCAGAGCCGACGGTGATCTCGTCCCCAGCGTTGATATGCTTCATGTTGATGAGGGCGGTGTCCGGTTGCTCTCCCAGCCACAGCCAAGTGTCCGGAGTGGTTGCGGTATCCCGCCAAATCACCGGAATGGGGATCAACGGCTTGTATGCATTGAGCGCAGTGGCAGGTATCCATCCCATGGCCCAGCCCCAGAAGCCCGATCTGCTGCCCCCGAATAGGCGGTAACGAGGTTCTCCTGACCGGTCAGTTCCCGGTGTGCCCGTGGTTATAACACCCCAGCGGCTATCTGCATCCATGCTCATGCCAGCAATGTCGACAATGCGAACTGTTGCACAGTCTGCTATCGTGGTGGCCAGCCCATCCATCCCCAAGGCATGATAGATGGATGTAGGGTTAGCTGCATAACTGACCGACTGGCTCCAGATCCCACCGTAACAATACTCTCCACCCGTCCAGGTTCCAAACTTGGTCAGCTTTCCAAATCCAAAATGGCGGTACTTACCAGTGGCTATCTCCAGCACTACGTGGCAATAGTAGGGGGCCACGTCAGATGCGAAAAAGTAATATGTGTACGAACCAGTGGTCAGACAGCTAACTCTACGCGCAGTGGTTGCATCAGCAGTCCCTGCAAGTCCGTTACCGGAATCTCCCATAGCAGCCGTGCCGGGCGTGCCCGAGACATATGACAGTTGATGGAACACCGCTAAGTTGGCAGCAACCCCCGCCCACCGGAAACTCACAAAGCAATCGTCTTTGTGGAAGGTGGCGTAATAGTTGGGACTGCTATTGAGCAACTGGTCTTGGGTCCACGCAGCAGTACACCCGGTGAGAAACGTCCCCAGTTTGGTTACCAAGTCACCAAGGTTGGTGGCTGAACCAGTTTCATAAGCCATTGATCAGCCTTCTTTGATAGCGAGATATGAGCACGTTTCGATACGCGCACAATTCTGAAACACCCGGTACACGTTGGCACCGTCGATGACCCTGTCCTGATTGGCCGGGCCGTCAAACGTGCTCAGCCAAAGCACATCGTCTATCTCCATCACCACTTGGGGGCTGGGCGAGTAGAAAACCACAATGCAAGGCAGCAACAAGATTGTGGATCCAACCCCCTCATTCCACAGATTGGCCGCCGCAGCAGTTACGCGCGAAATGATCTCGACAAATCCTCCCGTGGAGCTCATGAATCGATCTTCAAGCCCGCAGTCATCCCCCCCATTGGTGAGGCCCGTGGGGATAACTACGCGGTCAGTCAGCGCCACGCGGGTGGAACCTGAGATGGATGAGTTGGCCACCCCATACCAAGTCCCGTCCACCCACAGCACCTGCGTTGGCCCCCTCACTGCGGCCGATGTGCTTCGGGACGGATCAGTCAGCGCCGACATGCCTGTGGAAATTATCGCACTGAACAGAGACGTGCAACCAGCAATCATCAGCGGATACGGATATTCACCGCTGGTGGCAAACCGATTGCCAAAGCCAAGGTAAAATGGTAGATACGAGGATCCAACCTGGATCACCCCGATGATCCGATAGGGGGTGATGGAAAACCAGTAGTTCTGGGAGGCGTTGGAGGACACCAAGTACGATCCAGAAGGATCAGCACCGTCATACAGCCCAGGCGACATCCCCGGCTGCTCCGCGTAGGTCAGACTCGCGCTGTAGCCCTGGAACCCATGCAATTCCCAATTGTAATAGCCAACGCCAGCACTGAAGAACGTGCGCCAGCCGATGAAAATTTCGTCCGTGCCCCCACCCGAACCTTGAAGGATAACGTCGCGATCTGACCCCGTGCGCACAGCATCGGCCAACGCCGTCCAGCCGTTGGAAGCGAACGTGCAGTTGAGGGTGCACCCACTACCGGTTCCACCGGTAGTGGAGACAGGGTCACTGGGAGGAACGGTGTACACGCCATCGTTGACCCGTCTCACGGCGGTAATATTACCGGACGAAACAGCAGTCACCTCAACCTGGGCCGCCACGGTGCTCGTGCCTCCGCTCAAGGTGAGCACGTCACCCACAACGTAACTGGCCCCGTCATCAGCAAAGCTGTCCACGGTCTGCAGGCTCTGCCCGGTGGCGGCCGCAACCAGTTTGTTGGACAAGTCAATGTAGTCTGCAGCCGTGCCCTTTATCCAGCTCATGATATTGCCTGTCTGACGGAGGCCCGATTGCGTTGGATCACGTTCATGATCACCTGTTCACCCTCAGTACTGCCCATGGCGTCTTTGATGTCGTCAGGGTTGACCACATTAACGATCTTGATGACCGGAGACGCAGCACTTTGCTGCGGCTGTGGTTGCCCTGCCATTTGCTGCCCGGGCGTTTGTACAGTCACTCGCTCATTGGGAGAAGCCTTGAAAGCCACCAACTGGCTGTCAGTACCGCCCTGACCCCCAACCATGAAGCTGCCCCCCGTGGCCATATCCGGCAACGGGATGCCGATGGCCTTAAACGCCTTCATGAGCAACATTTTGGCAATGATCTTTTCCAACTCCAGCAATATCTGGGCCGAGAAATCTCGGAAACTGAAAATACCGGTTTCAATGAAATTATCCAAAGACGCAGTGGCGTTGTCCCAAAGTATGGAGTAGGCTTCAGCCTCCATGTTGATCTCGCCAATGGAGTCCAACAAGATGGCCTCATACTGCCGTTTTTTCATGTTAAACTCATCCTGGGTAACGATCCCCAGTCTCTGGGCTTCAATAAGAGCGTCCATTGAACGTGTAAACTGATTTTGTGCTCCATCCAACTCATCAACTAGAGCAGCCTGGTCCTTTATTGCCTGATTGTAACGTAACTCTATTTCGTACTTTTGCAATTCGTCAGGAGTCATTTTGTTACGGGCATCCTGAAGAGGTTGCTGGATTTCTGCCTCTCGGGGGGACACACGCAGCAATGCTGCCTGATCTTCTAGACTCTTCATCATTTTTACAAACTCAGGCTGTGCATTAGTCAGGTTTTCCTTGAGACGTAACAGTTCCTGGTTGTACAAAGCCAACGGAATTTGCGGCTTGATTTCCTCCAGTGTCTTCATGCCCTGATCAAACTCGCGCTGGGGAGCCGTAAGCTGATCGTACAAGGCCACTCGCTCGCCCAGTTGCTTGTTCAACCTCAGTTGGGCCTCAGCCTCCAGGGCATGAGCATCTGTCCATTCTTCCTCCAACTGCAAACTGGCCTGGAGCAGAGCCTTGGTGATTTCTCGTTCCTCATTGGACGCCTTCAGTGCCGTGTACTCATCACGCAAACCCTGAATGTACTTGGGCCATTTAGCCTTGGCGTCCTTGCCCAGAGAGCCGAAGGGTTGATCCGAACCGCCAGCAATGCCAATGTCCAGGTTGACGTCCTTCTTACGACTGCCCGCTCGCTTGGCGGCGTTATCCATCACTGTGCCAATGACATTATCTACCAAGGTAGTGAGATTGGTCTGGTTGAACCCCTGCATGAAGGAATCAGCTATCAGTTTACCCCCAGACCTCATGGTCTCCGCGGCCCCACCAAAATCGCCCTTGCCAATCTGGGCAAGCACGGTATCTGCGGTCACCACCGCAGCCATGATGCCCTGGACCAATCCAACAACCAGTCCCAACGACTTATCCACTATTTGAGCAACAGTCCTGAGAAAGGCCAAGAAACCCAGGCCCATGTTTTTCAGCACCGCACTCAAATCAATACCGGACTCCTTCATAGCCCGGCCCCACTTTTGAAGGATAGCCCCGCCTTCATGGAACACAGAAACAATGGTGTCGCCCAAAACCATCATGGGCTCCATCAACTTGGGTATGGCCTTGGCAATGGAGATAATGGCCTTGGACATAGCCTGGGAAGTGCCGCTGGCCGTGGCCATCCCACCAAACAACCCTGTGATACTGTTTTTCAACACGGTCAAGGACTGCCCCACAGTGGGCACGGTCTTGGCAAACTTCTCCGCCAGTTCAACCCGGGCCTTTTCAAATGCGTCCAGCACAATTTTGGCTGAGATTTTGCCCTCAATGCCCATCTTGCGGAACTCACCACGACTGATACCCAAGGACTTGGCAACTACGTCAGCCACCATCGGCAGCTGTTCCATCACAGCACGCAACTCATCACCGCGCAACGCACCCGACGCCAAGCCCTGCGACAGCTGGATCATACCAGCCTGACTTTCCTGGGCACTGGCACCGCTGAGAATGATGGCTTGGTTGAGCGACTCCGTGAACTGGAGAAGCTCGTTCTGTGTTTTGCCCAATTCGCGCGATGCCAGCGCCATACGAGCATACATTTCACCGGTGGCGGTGAAGGAACTGCGGGTGTTTTCACTGATCTTGAAAAGTCGATCAGTCACCGCCCCCAATTCCTCAGAACCCCGGGTGACCAACTTCAATCGGTTCTGCATGACGGTGTATTTGTCCACCATCTGGACAATGCCCACCGCAACCGCGCCGGTCATGAGCGCACTCATGCTGTTTTTGAGCAGGGCCATGGCGCCAGAAGCCTTGAGCGCACCGGTGCCAATGCCCTCAATGTTGCGCTTGACCTGAAGTGCGCCCTTTTCGGTAATGGAGAGGACAAGGCTCTCGGTGCTCATTTCAGCAACCCGCCCTTCCTCAATTCACGTTTAGCCGCTGCGAGGGCAAACCGGGTCATGCCTTGGGGAGCCTGCCGGGAATGGCCCTCATCCAGCACTTTGATGTACGGGACGCTATTGGCAACGTAAATGGCCCCCATACCTGGCTTCCAAGTGGCTATGACCGCCATTCCAGCGAGAACCGCGTCAGGGCCAGCCGAAGGTCCAAGCGCCCCGGTTTCCCCCATGAGCGGTGATCCAATGGACGTGCGCCAATTTCCCCAGGCCCTGCCGGTATCTACTGGGGTGGTCATGGCTGCGGTAGTGTCCATAGCCACCGCAGCCTTACGAACTATCTTGGTGGCGCCTGTGCCTACAACCTTGGCGGTCAGGATGATGCGCTGGTGGAACTGCTTGAAGTTGCGCGAGGTTGCCACTTTTTCTTCCCTGCTGGCTTTGGGGCATGGTGGCTCAAGTACGCCTGGTCCAATACCCTGACCATGTAGGTTAAGGTCTCGCGCTGCTCTTCATCAAAGCCAAAGGCCTGGGCATAGTCGTTGACGGCCACCCAAGGTATGGGTCCCAGAGACCAGCCCAGGGAGCGGCAACTCCCAAGCTCCCAGAAAGCGTCATAGTACAACTCCAACCCGAAGTACATTTGCGGCGCATTCGCAATCCTATCTGGTAGGGGTAGCCGCTCCCTCATGCACTGTCGAATGATCTGCTGCTCGCCGGGTGCCTGCTCCAGATCGTAAAGCAGGCACTCTACGAGTTTTTTGCGGCCTCCTCGCGCAAGGAGGCCCGGTAGAGCGTGCCCTTGCCCGCCTGCTCCACCAGGTCAGAGAACAGGTCGGGCAAGTTAGTGAAGGTGAGCACCAGGTTCGCGAGGGTCACCGGAAGCAAGGCACCATCCGGTCCCTCAATCCCGGGCTTCCATTCCTCGCCCACCCGGGTCTCCCAGTTGCGCACGACGGCTTCCGCGTACACTTCCTGGAGCAGGGCGACGGAGCGATCGTTACCGAACGCCCCAGCCTGGATCGCCCGCTGGAAAGGCCGGGCCTTGGTCTCCAACAGCTTCAGGTACTGCTTGTTGGCACCCCCCGCCCGGGCGACGGTGATCCGAAAATCACCATAGTCCAGCACAACACCTTCCTGCTCCGACTTGGTGTCGCTCCTGAAATCAGCGTACAACGGCATTTTGTCCTCCCCTGGCTGTGTTACATCGCCGCCGTCGGCAGATAGTCCCAGAACACCATGAGCAGCGTGTGGTCCATGGTGCTGAGAACCTTGGCCCCCGTTCCCGCCTCCAGCTTCAGCGGCAGCGTGATGGGGGCGTCCTTCTCCACGTTGGGCCGACCATCGCCCAGGGTCAGCAGCGGCAGGTCCACGGCGATACCGGTGTTGGCCCGGGCCATGATGAAGTCCATGGTGATGTCGGAGCAGTCGCGCACCGCCGCCACGGCCTCTGTACCTGCGAAATACGCAGTCACCTCTCCACTGACCTCAAAGTTGCCGGCGGAGCAATCGAACGCTCCGAACGTGCCCACGGCCTTGTTGGGCGAGATGTTGTTGTTGATGGTCAGCTTGAGATCGGTCAGGAACGCAAACAGGGCCGCAGGAGCCTCCGCCGCCGCGTCCACAATCGCCATCTTGATGCGACTGAAGTCGCTGCTGGTATTGAAGGCGTCGGCTTCGACCTGCGCCACCCTGGTGCCGGTCTTGACGTCGGTGGCCCCACTGCGCTGCTCGCTATCGCCCGCAACAAAGGTCAGATCACAGGTGATCTTTTCCGCCGTGGGCACATTGAGGGTGAACTCATTCGGGACGGCACCGGTCAGGTACTCAGACTGCACCCCGGTCGGGTCTGCCGTGTCGTTCACACCCAGCGTGCGCTCCAGGTTGTACGTGCGGCGCACGATACTGGTTCCGGTCTCGTTCTTCAGCACCCGGCCAAAGAACATCCGCACCGTTTCCGTGGTGCTGGACTCAGCGGACATCGCCACAGCGGACTTGTCCAGCACCAGCGCATTGGCCGCGATGGAACGGACCCGCTTGAAACCGTTGTTGGCCGCCGTGGCGAAGCTCGTGCCCGCCGTGTCCCCTCCGATGTAGATCCACTCACCCGGGACCAAGCCCAGGGTGGTGAAGTCGAGCGTGGAGGAAGTGATGGTGGTGAAGGCCCCCGTGACCACCACATCCAGGTCACCGGCAGCAGCCTGGACACCCACGGTGACCAGCTTGGCCGCTGCCGGAGGGGAAGCCTCAGCCGTTAGGGTCTCGGACACGGTCAACACACCCGTGGCTGCGGTGGTAACCAGCTTCAGGCCATTGTTGCCGCTGTTGGTGAAGCCGGATCCGAAGATCAGCGCCCCCGCAGCTACCCCGGTGTCGATGGCGGTGCCGGTGTAGGTGTTGGGACCGGTGGTGGCTGCGGTGATGACCCCGGAGCCGTCCCCATATTCGTCCTTGGTGCGCAAGGACGCAAAGAAGAAGCCCTGGAGCAGACGCTGAAGGTTGGTCTGGGTCAGGTCCGTGTTAAACCCACCACTGGCGTCCAGGTCCGTAGCTACACCCTTTTTGCGCTGGCGACTGGCGCTGATCGGACTGCGCGCCACGGTGGTCACCTCACCCCCAAAGTCCGCATAGCTGTTGGGCTCTAGGGGATACCACACGGGAGTGCCGGGAAGGGTCTTGAAGCTGGTCTCCTCCGCGAAACTCAGCCCCGTCACGTTACTGTCGATTTTGTTGACGTTCGTAGCCATGACTCACCTCACCTCGTCGTATTCGAAGTCTGCCTGCACGTTCGCTTGGTAAAACCCTCCGCTTTGCCCGATGTCCCTGGGCGTCACGTTCAGGAACACAACTCCGTTGGTGGTGGTGATGCCCTCAAAGGCATTTTTGACCACGGTCACCAAATCATCAGACAGTACCTGTCCGCCCCCGGGTGGAGTGAACAGCTGAACAACCACTACCCCGGTGCGACGAAATCTGCGCACACCCGCGTGATTGGCCAAAGAAGCCTGATTGCTCCCCGTATGTAAAACAGTGGCCCGGCCCCAAGCTCCTTCCGTCGGCGGATCCCCCGCCACATCCGGATAAAGCATGGGCAAGTTCTGGCTATCAGCAGAGGCTTCCCAAGCTACTTTGAGCACCCCCAGCATGTCGTCCCGCGCTTGGGTTATGGTTGCTGTCATCGCGCTACCTCAAACAAATACAGCAATCTCACGTTGGCCGGACCAATGATTTCAGCATTCACTATTTTCCACCGCACCCCATTATCTAGTATCTCATCGAAAAACTCAAGCTGATTTCCTGCATCATCTGATGCTGGGAACAGGGCGTAATTGGCACCGAATTTGATGTTGTCCCGAAGCGTAACCTTCCAGGTAGCCACTGATGATCCGGGCACAAAGGCCGCTAACCCCGTTACAGACACTGCCGGATAATCAGCTAGCCCGCGCCAAGGCTGTTCTGAGTTTTGGGGTGTGGTGCCGTTCTTAACCACAGTCACAGTACGCCCATTGGCATCAATGAGCCGCTTGGCCAGGGTTGCCAATGACGCAAAATCAGCCACGATGCACTTCTCTATCCGCGGAGGACAACACTAGCTCCTTGAGCCACAGATCCGCTTCTGGGTATTCTTTGGTTGAACTTGACTTTCCTAAATCGTACTTGACGTGCGACTCGATTGGCCCCACTACCTCCTTTGTCTCCAGCACTTCTGGCTCTACGTTCGGCGCCAATTTTGTATCTAGACCCAACACAATGAGCCCGTATTCGTGGGTAGCTTTTTTCAAAGCAGACGGCACTCCAGTCAGTGCGTACCCACTGCTGTCAAAGGCAGAAACCCTGGGCCACGCCAAAGCCTGCGAACTCTGTAAACGCACACCCTTAAACTTGATGCCGTACAGTTTGTCTATATAGTCAGTGGCTTGTACCACAGCAGCTTCCATCGTAGCGTCGTCATAAGTTCCGTCTGTGACTGAGGCCACGCCACGCGCAGTATGATGGGCCTTGAATTCGGCCAAGGTAACGTAGGAGTTGGCCGTGCTCAGCCCAGCCCCAGTTTCGGGCGTTAGCGCCATGTCCTAGTCCTTTGTTCGGTCCTGGTTAAGCCTGAACTTTCCACGTACGAGCGTTTCTATTCTGTCGTCGGTATCTGTGCCCTGGATGTCGTAAAAGTAAACCCCCGGCGCAACATCCGTAACATCAGAATCCGTTGGGGCAAGATACATGACTCCGGTTGTCGGGTCCGCTGACAAGGTGCCGTCCATAGTGAGCACGATAGTTGTCTCGTCCTCGGGAGAAGCCACACTGTGGACTGCCATCTTTATGGCAGTCCAATCAGTCAAATCCCGTGGTGCTCCGCCAGACGTGAACGCGAAACCCAGTGCTCGGCTGTCGCCCCTGGTGTAGTCTATGTCTAGCTCTGGCACGCTAAAATACCAAGTCATTCCACACCTTCCGCGTGTTGGGCATCAACCACAACAGTGCCTTGCTGTACCGTAACTGCCAAGCTCCCAGCCGCAACTGAGACAGTGCTGATCCTGTTTACGGTCACACGCCCAACCTGGGCCGCTGCGTACTCGTGAGCTACATCCACTGTGTACCCCTCCAGCAAACGTACTTCAGTTCCGCCGCCACCGCTATTCATTAGCCAGTCGGGGTAGATGCTCATTGCGGTGTTCGTTCCCGTTGATCGGTGGACACATCAAACACGTAAAACGGCGTTACCCCATCGTCCTCATACACGGTCACCGTTTGCCCGTCCGCACTGATGACGGCACGATTACCCAACAACTTCCGCGTTGTGGACACGGTGGTGGAAATGGTTTGATCATGTACAACCGCTGGGCTAACACTGTTGTCCAAAAGGTATGACAGAATCCCCCTCACGATAAACTCACCATCGACAACGGTGCTGTCAAACTCTAGGCGTCCAGAAAGAAAGTCCAAGCTGGACTTTGAATCGCCGGTACAGTTTGTAATCCTCAGCCCCCCAGAGTACGATCGCACTGCCAGTTGATTCCCACTTCCACCCATGTTGATAATCGGCAATTCACCAACATCGTCACTTGGGTTTCCTGAGTAAGAGTCTGTGATCACCGCCGTGGCCCCACCACCAAGACTGATTGTCCCTAACAACGCGCACTGATGGATGTAACCATTCGTATAATACAAATCCCCCAGCAAACAGAACCTGAAGGTGTTACCCCCATCTAAAATGCCGGATATCCGCATTTCCCAGAACTCACAGTTTTCTACCAAGGCGCTATCCGCTATACTGACCACTATTGTCGTCGGGTTGTCCCCACGAAATATGGTTCCATCTGGCCAGGAACCAGATACCGTCATGCTTCGCATAATCCTGATTGTCTTCAACCCACGTTGCAAGCAAATATCAAATGCATCGGCTTCATTGTTGACAGGGTACTGCCTCGTTCCAACAGGAAATATGGATCCCGCGTAGATGCTGTCCACGTCCATGGAGACTTCGCCCAGGAAAGAAGCTGCTTGCAGGGAGTTCAAATCCTGGAGGCCCGCAGAATTGGAGGTAGACACGGAAACCTGATTGACATTAACTACCTCACCTAGGTTGGTGTTTGCTCCGACAACTAGTACGCGGTACTGCCCATCCTCAAACGTCACCGTGTACCCATTAATGATTACAACCACCATGGCCAACGCAGCCCCGCTCACCAGAACCTGGCTGTTGTGGTAGTGGGTGTCCAGATAGGACACCCCCTCTTCACTTGCTTCCAGCTCCTTGAGCGTCAAGCGAAACTCATTTACATCCAGCTGTCTAATCTCGGAAGGGCTGCTTTGAATGAGCAACAGATCAGCTCTTGGCACCGAGATCACTTTGTTTTCCCAGTCAACCGTGATTGCCACTGGTCGGTCCTGTTCCCATTCGTAAAATCTGCACGCGAACGTAATCATCACGTAACCGAACAAGCTCATTACGCAACGTGCCAAGCGACTTTTCAGTACAATCTAAACGAGACGCTAAGTCGTTCACAGCTGCTCGAAGCTGATCATTTGACTCGATTAAGGCCAGCATGTTCTGAGCGTTGATGTCCATCACTCATCCAGTACCATAAACGCAGTGGTATTGTATCCCTCGTCCGTTATCACTCCGCCCAGACCTACTGTTCGATACAGCGGAGACGTGCTACCCTTTCTGGCCCAACCGGTGACGGGTTGGTCATCTGTGAAATTGAAAGCTTCCGTCGATAGTTCTCCGTCTTCATCTGTGAGGCCAGTCAAGATAACGGTGCCCTCTGTAAGGTCACCACCAGCTGCGGCGATCAGGTACACCCGAGCATTTTCAATTGGTGAGGAATCCGCTGAGTCCCTAATTGTAACCAGGACTGTTTTGTAATTGTTTACCGTGGTACTGGCACCAGATCCGTTCCTGACTGTGGGAACATCCCCACCCAAAACATTTATGGTAACCGCCCCGCCAGAATTATTATACAACACAGCGTCAGTAGTGCCGCTGCTACCGTATCCCTCGTATGTAAAGTCCTCCAGATCAAATGTACCTGTGGACGTGACGTACAAAGCATGCCCCGAGCCTCCGGACACAAAGCTCAGTTCACTAAGACCCGCTGTGCCAGACGATCCGATCAACAACGCACCCGTAGCATACGCGGACGATGAAATGATAGTGTTGTCGTGAAAGTCCGTTTTGCCAGGGCTTATTTGCCCGCAGGAATCAAATGTGCAGCCAAATATCTCGTGATCCGGGCCAACTGTGGCGTCGTTCGAAAACAGCACTCCATTGATGTACCCAGAAAACAGCACTGAGTCCAGGGTTACGGTGTCCACATCAGCGTCGCTGGAGTCCCACTTTGCACCTACCCCTTCAGGGCAGATAAGATTACAGTTCACCAACCAGACCACGGTCGTTCCTGTGGAATTGCCCTCAACCACTATCTGATAGCGGGTGGTGCTAAAGCCACGGTCCTCAAACACTACAGTAGATCCAGTGTCTTTGAAGTAAACCGACCCGGTGCCTGGGCTATCGCCCAAAGTTATCATGCTCTGCAAACCGTAAACACCCGCGCCAAGTTTCCTGCAAATCCCGTAGGCTTTGGTATCTGCGTTAGACGCATCCTCTGCTGCTATCTGTTCAAATGTTCCAACGTCTGAACTAGATCCACCTGTGATTCTAAGCCCTAGCGCACCATACCGAATCACATCGATAAAGCAATTTTCCACCCCACCCAGGGCTTTAGCTAGTGTCTTAAAGCCAGCACCGATGCGACTAATGGCTGACCAGGTTAAGCTACTTTCAAGTCCGCCGTATGTTGTAAACGTAGCCGGAAGACTGGTTGAATCCAGGACTAGGCACTGCCAAAAAGGCTGCCCTTCACTATGCCTGAATACTGCGATATCCGACCCGGCCACCTCATACCCAATGCTATCGGTACCATCACCCACATAAAGGGTGATACCTCCATTGGCCAACGTATCCATAATTCCGTTTGCAAGCACCCACACGAAAATCAAGGTGTCCGATAAATTAACTGCTGTCGTGGGGTACCATACATAGTTTGTGCCAAGACTAACAATACATCCCATGCACCCAGTTAACTCTACCGGTGTGGGGCTTGAAGTGTATAGTAGGGGGCTTCCAGATATGGATTGCTGCCAACCGGTTGCACTGTCAGCACTGTTCCAAACTGTACGGCGATCGCTAATCACCACTGCCATGTTTGATCCACCTATCATGTAGCACGATGCCCGCTACCTGGTGAGGCCAAAGGCCACCCAAGAGCTTGGGTGTTTCAACCCTTACCGTAATTGGATCATCAAACAATGGCATCACTGATGTACCTGCTTTACCAAACAAGTACAAAGCATTGACTGGGTGCTGGTACGAGGATAAGATGTGCTCTCCATGCTCGTCCAGCACCACAGGAGTGTAATCAGGATTCCTCTCCACAGCCTGAACCAGGCTGGGGTACTCAGTCACGTCCCGCAGTATACCGGTTACCGGGGACATGATCAGCTCCATGACCTCAAATTCTTGCACCAGGTAGCCCCACAAATCGTACTCATTGAATGGTGCACTCCACCCAAACTCCCACAACCCGGCAAGTTTCACCTTGCCGTACATGCTACAGATCACTCGTCCTGATCACAGTGGTTGACCCACCTGCTGAGCCAAGCACGCTGGTGGTCTCAAACGTTTTGATTGGAGTAGCCCCACCGTCCCTAACTCGAATGAACAGAGACCGGTTGGACAGGTACACGCTGGTGAACGACTCCGACGTTGCGCTTGCCACATCGTCAATGTACGAAATCCAAACATCCGAAGCGTCAGGGTGAACGTACCCAACAGATCCGCTCAGCGTGAACACACTACCCGTCCACGACGTGTACTCATACCTCCGATAAACGCCATCCTCATCCTCAACCCTTATCGTACCAAACGACGGGGTATCAGAAGGAATGGCAGCAGTCACAGTGATTGTGGTCCCCGAGGAATGCGCCCCGCTCAAAGTCAACTGATCCTGAGCCAGAACTCCACCGCTCTCCGGTCCCACCAGCACACGATCTTCCCCGCTGACCAGCCCACTCACTACAAAGGTGACGTTGTTCGGCGGCACTCTAAGCGTGTTGGACAGGTCAAACAACTTGTCGCTCGCCGACAAGTCGGCGGAAGTCACGCCCACACCATACGCGCCAATCAATGAAGACCCGGTGGAAATGCCGACAAACGCGGGGGAAACACTACGGGCCGTGACCGTACCGTTGATCGCAGCAGTGGCCGACGATAATCCTCCAGTAATAGTGGCGTCGTCCCCTGGCACTGCTCCGCTGGTCAGCTGGACATACATGTACCCATTAGCCCCAAGATCGTCCAACGCCAGCAAAATTGCACGAGCACCGTTTCCAAATTCTAGGGTCTCATTTTGGGTGAACGGCCCCCCAGACTCAGTGTCGTAGGCAAAACTATGGGTCACCCCACGAAACAACTGACCATTAACCCCATAGATAGTGCTCGCTGATCCTCGCCTCTGTAGGTACTTGGTGAACTCGTACAGGTCATTGATTTCGGTCCGAGTCCCCAAATCCCATTCCGAATAGTATTGCTCGTCAGTTCCGTCGTTGTTGACATCAATGAGAGCCAGACCCTCAGTGTTGGTGATGTCCCAAGTGGCAATAGTGCTACCAGCAGTTTGATTGTTAAGATCCTCTGAAGTAAACACGGCCGCCACGGAGTTGCCCAAGCCCATGGTAACAGAGAACTCTGAGTATGTGTCGCTCAGTTCCCTAGCCATGACAAGGAGCCTTCTCCCATCAATGTCGTCTCCTGCGTCCCTGATCTTAACCAGCATTCTCAGCAGAATGTTGTTAGCAGCATCGGCGTTGATTCCGGTGCCCCAGTAATTTGTCAACAGAGCTTCATTTTGGAGCAACATCAACTGGGTGCCCGAAACCACTGAGCCCACGACAACGAGGCCCGCATACAGAACGTCCCCGTTATCCTGGCTGATTGAACCGTCGTATAGATGTTCAGCAAGATCGTCATCAATGTTGTACGGAGAGTTCAGCGTGATGACGTTATCTGTCGACCGTTCCGAAGGTGTAGTGTCAGTAATGTCCAGTAGATCGTCACCGGTAGACGACGCATTGTCCGCAAGATCCTGGAGATACCTGTGCAGCTCCAGCACCGTGTAGTTAGCTGTAGTGCCGGTGTACCGGATGTCACCAGTTACAGCTACGGAGATATCTGCCGCGTTCACTGCCACGACAATACCCCCTACGTGATGTTGTTGTCCAACTCGCGGGGCAGGATGATGATGTTGTCGCTGTCCGCGTCCATGGTGGAGATGGCCAGCCTGGACCCGAAGTACGGAGTCTGGACCGCGTGACCGGCCGCCACCAGAATGGCATCCGCTGTGGCGCAGGTCTGCGCCGCCGTCTGCCCGTCATCGTCGTTGATGAGCATGCAGTGGATGCCATCAACCAGGTTGGTGCACGGGTCCGCAGCACCCGCGATGTAGACCAGATAGTTCGCAGCAGCCATGACGTTACTCCTTTACACGAACAAGATCCGGGGCGACCTTCTCCAAGTCCCTACGGGTGACAGTGCTATCATCCAGCACCTCCGCCACGTAGTCCACACGGGGCAAGCCGTCCGTTGTCCAATGGCGATCGTTACTGTGGTCCAAAGCCATCACGACTTCTTTGATCCGATCCAACCGGGTGTGCTCGTATCGAGTCGGGGGGATGGGTACACGTTCGGCTTCCCGGGGCGCGGGGTCAACTGATCCAACGCCGAGGTTTGCAAGTGCTTGGGCAAACCCTGACTGCTCGGACTGACCACTGCCTTGAAGTGATCCGTCTGAGGAACAAAGCGCACCGTTCCCATTGCCTTCCTCCGGAAATGCCGCAAACACCAGACCCAGGTACTTGGCCTGACCACGTACTGTTCGTTCCTCGCCCCAGAGGGTGATGACGCCGTTGACAGCTTGAAACTTGCCACACGTGCAGGTCTTCCCTGCGCGTGCACCAGTCAGCACCAACCGTACCTTGCATCCCCGCATTCTAGCTCCTGTAGTCCACGCTGGCGATCACCGTGGGCACCACGTAGGTGTCGGCCTTGAAGGCCACGGTCAAAGCCGCCCCCGCGATGCCCTCATCCACGATGGTCCCGATCATACCCGGAACAGGAATGGCCTCCGGGTAGGTGGCCACCGGCGGCGTGGCTGTGACGGTGACGGCCTTGTCACCAATGCCATCCGCGATGGCCGCGATGGTCAGCACGTTGGCCGCGTATGAGGCGTTGTCAATGGTGGTGGCATTGAGCAGCACGACCAACGCCGCACCGATCTCGTCGATGGTGTCGGTAGTGGCATCACCCGTCACCGAAACCGAAATCGGCACAGTGGTGGCGACTTTGACAGTGAACACCCAACCCACCAGCCCATTGGCAGTGGCCTGGGTCACGTCAGCGATGGCGGTGAAAGTAGCATCAGCCCAGGAACTGTCGCCGCCAAACTTGGCCTGGACGATGGCCAGAGCATCCGTGGTGTCCGCCGCAGACACGATCATGGCGTTGGCACCCAGCTTGCGGGTTTTGGCCGCTGAACCGGTGTCAGAGGTGACCAAATAAAGTGCCATCAGGCACCTCCTATCGGGTTGTGGACATAGCGTCTCGGTTTAGCTCTGGGGGGCCGGATGGCCCCCCGTGAACCCATCATCGGTTACGGGATGATGCCCGAAGCCATGGCCAGACCCTTCTCGCTGAACAGCGCCAGGCCCGCGTACCACTTGACGCGCCACAGATGCTCGTCCGCAGCTTCCTTCTCACCCACGTCCACCACGTTGATGCCCGAGAAGTTGGCCGCCGTCAGACCCGCCAGGCCGTTGCTGCGGCTGCCGTCGTCGAACGTACCGGCGAACACGTAACTGGCCGTGGAGACGTTGCCCTGCGTGGCGGTGATGGGGATGTAGTCGTTGCGGAAAATCGGGATGGCACTGTAGCTCATCACCGATTCGCCACTGGGAAGTTCGACCACTTCGGTCACACTGGCCCCGCCCAGGGCGCGAAGCAACGTGCGGTACGCCCGACGCTCACGGGCGTGCATGGCGAAATAGTCAACATATCCGTCCTTGGCCGTGACCAGATCGATCAGGTTGTCCAGTGTGGCCAGCGCCAGCGCGGTGCCGTTGGTGGCGGCGGAAATAGTCTGGCCGGACGCACACAGGTTGATCAGGCCATCGAACTGATCCCCAGCGCCAGTGCCGTTGATCAGCATGTACTGGAAGATGCGCCCGCAGTGCTTGGCCTTGCTGGCGATCTGAACGCCGGTCTGATCGTTGTTGCCACTGCGCGTGGCCTGGATCAGCCCGTTCACCTCAGCATCACCGATGATGCTGGTCAGACCGCTGGTGGTCTGGGTGAACGTGGCCGGGGCCTTGGCCCCCGCCGACTCACCGGAAATGGGGTTGGTGTCGGCATCGGCGATGGTGTCACCAACACCGAAAATGCCTGCCCCACCCAGTGCGTTCTCACGGTTATAGGCCAGGGCGTTACCATCGATCTCGTCGAACGGCAGCACCGCGAACATCTGGTTGACGGTGATGATGTTCTCGATAATGCCCTGCACCAGCTCGTCCTGAGCCAGCTTGGCACTTTCAGCCAGGGTCACGGAACTCATGAGTCACCTCCAGGGTTGGTTATTTGATTCAGGCACTGATTCACTCAGTTAGCCCTGGATCACCCTGGGGCCTTTCCTGATACGCTAGCTGCCTGCCTCACAGAAGGCAAGCGTTATCTTACCTGACGCCTTGACGCCAATCCCGCGTTGATCTTGTCCGCGGAGCTTTTCTCCGCCCCACCCGCTGCCGGTGCGGTGCGGCGAGTGGGCCCAGCACCGCCGCCTGACGGCGCTGCGCTTTTGAACAAGGGGGCATACTTGGTGTTGCCCTTCATCTCAGCCACCAGTTCCTTGATGGTCAAGTGCTTTCCAGTAACGCCACTGTATCGGGGAGCACCGGCAACATCCACCACCACCGCACTCACCTCACCGTTTTCCTCAGAGGCGCGAACCTGAGCCACCACATGGGGCATGATCAAGTCCACATCCACGGCCTGAGCATCAGCCAAGGCCGACGTGGCCGCCGATCCGATCAGGTGCTTGTACAGCTGGCCCTGAAGCGTGGTGTTGCGGTCATTCGCAGTTTTCAACTGACGAGCATGCTCCTGAGCCAGGGCCTCCTTGGCCTTGGCCACAGCCGTCTTGACATCCTCGCCCTTGTTGGCCGCTGCCAACTTGGCCTGGATACCCTCCAGAATGGTAGCCGGATCGGTGCCGTATTCCGACAACGGGGCAAGGTCCACCGCCTTCTTCTGCGCTTCTCGGGCCTCCCCGCGAGAAGCCACCAGTGCTCGATTCAACCCAACAATGGCAGCCACCGCTGACTTCACACCAGCGTGCTCACTGTCGAGTTTGAACTTACCATCAGCTTCCTTGTACAGACCACGAAAATCCGCCGGCACCGTTTCCAGGTTGTCCACCACGGTGCTTTTTGCAAAGTCGAAATCCATGACGCGTCACGCTCCTGTTGCGAGGGGATCACCCCCGTCTACTTCTTGCCGCCCTTTTTGCCGCCCTTCTTACCACCTTTGCCGCCTTTGCAAGCCATCACACACCTCCCAATTGTTTGAGGGTAAGCTCCTTTCCATCATAGGTCACAAACTGGTCCAGCTTCATTCCACCACGGAACAACGCAGCCCGTTTGGTTCCCAACAACTCATCCTGAAAGGCCCGAGACTGCGTGCGCAACCACTCATCATAATTGGTCACCCCAGGCACACGACCAATGTTCAGTTCTGACCACTCACGCTTCAGTTCCTGGATGGGACGGCCCGTGGCCCGGGCCTGTTTACGAAAGTCCAGCTCACGACGCTTGGCAGTGCGGGTGTCACGAACAAAAGCGCGGTCAGGTAGTTCAGCAGCTATACCCAGCACACTGAGGATGGCTATCATGCGGCTGCGGCACTTTACGTGAGCGGGAGGGCGTGCTTGGGGTGGCACCAGGCGCGGGGGCGGTACAGTTTGTCCGGGAATGACGGGGGCCAATTTGCCGTCCCGGGCACGGCAAATTGGCGTCGTCCGCCCATCCAACATCGCCATCCAACGCAAGGCCTCTATTATGTCCGCGTTGGCCTGGAAAAAGGCATCGTGGGCTAGGCTGGCAGCGAAGTTCGCCGCTGTCCGTACAACAGCCTCCGCGTTTCTACGGGTCAACGGAAGCACCAGCTGGACCCGGGCGGCCATTTCCGGAATGCCCTCACCCAGTATCAAGCCGGACTGGATTGCCTCCTGGACACGCTGCGCGTCCACGGCCTCAAGCCTAGCCCACCAGGCCTGAAGGGTGCGCGCAGCATTGGCCCCACCAAACGGTGTTGTAGTCAGCAGCGACTGCAAGGTTTCTGCACTCACCACAGCAAAACTGATTTCGACTGGTATGGCCAGGGTGAAGGCACTATTAGCCCAGGAGTGCTCCAGTTGGGTCAACTGGGTCATCTCCGTCAGGTTGGTGCCCCGGGCCACTTTCCAAAGTTCGGCGCGCAAAGCGCGAATGTCCTTCAGCAGGGCCTTGTACCGCTGTGAGGTGAAGTCTCCGGGGGTAAGCCTGGCCAGTAGGAGCGCCATCAGTTCTTTGTCGGCTTGGTCCAGGAGCGCCACCACACGCCGGGCTTCGCCCGACGTGTAGCGGGCCACACTTATGGCTCGCCGGACCTGTGCATCAAAGAATTGCTGGTTGGCGGTCATTCTTCCTCAGGCTCCGGTTCTGGCTTCACCTCAGGGGGTGTTGGCGTCAGGGTGCCAATCATCTCCAGGGACTCTTCCTCAAGCAGTTTAGCATCGGCTTCCTGATTGAAGTCATCCGGCAGCAGTCCGCGCCGCTGGATCTCCTTGAGGTAGGTGACGCGGCTGATGTCCCGGTCCTTGCGGGTGGCCTGAAGCGTGGTCAGTTCTGCCGGGCTGGAGTCCTCCGGCCCAAAGTCCGTGCGCAACTGCGCTGTACCGCCCGACGGCAACGCCATCCACTGCGCCGTGAGGGCCAAGGCCTGGTTCATGGCCGTGGCAAACCGCATCGCCATGTCCTGAAGCGGGGACGTGGCCTCAGAAGAATCCAGCGTGCGCGCCGTGGCCGTGGTAGCACTGGGCCGCTTTTTCAAAAACTCGGCCCCATACTCAGACATGCGGGCTTCCTTATCCAGCAAGTCCTTACGCCCGGCCTCAATAGCGTTGCCACTGTGCTCCACATAGTAGAACTTGGCCGCCGGGTCCGGGCTATACAGCCACCGGTTGGGTCCGATTTTCAGCGCACCCTCGGTATCACTGCCACCGCTCAGGGCAAGAATCGGGAATCGGGCCACCGTGAGACAGGCCTGCTGGTCACTGTACCCCTGCCAATGGGACAGATTCAGGTCGGCCAAGTCCTCCAACGGCGGAGTGCCCTGCATGAACGCTTCACGGTCGCTATAGAACGTGACCAAGGGGATGGTGGGCAAACTGAAGGTGTAACTGTCCACCAACACCCAGGCTTCCTTCTTACTGTTACGGATACGCTGCAACTGGTACAGCTCCACCCGTTGTCCATCCAGGGTTACCCGCCTAATCTGCTGTACGCACTTCTCCGCAAACCCTTCCCGCACTACCAGGTTCTCCATGACTCTGACCTCAGTCAGCACTTCCTGGCCCCGGTCCATCTCGCTACTGGCAAAAAACAGCTGCTCCGGACGCCAATGGACCCAATAGGGCCGAATACGCTCTTCCCGGTCAGTAGCCAGTGTACGCTCCGGAGTGAGGTCTGTACGAGGGAAATCCACATATACGTGGCTGAAAGCCTTGGCCACCCCATCACCAAACCAATTTCGGGCAAACATTTGGAGGTCAGAGCCCAGCATGTCCACATCCGTCAGCAGTTCCTGGATCTGCGGGGGGACATCCACCAGCTTGATGGGGATGCTGAAGGGTCGACCCACCCAGCTCTGGAGAGTGAGCTTGGTCATGTTGATCAGCACTGATTTTGCTAGCCGTTCCCCATACGCCTCATTGGATTCGTACTTGTGCTGGGGGAGGTAGAGAGATCCGGCCTTGCGTAGCGCATCCGTGCCATCCAACACCGTCTGGATCTTGGCCCAGCTGGGCAACATGTGGTCGTAGGCCATGCTGGTGGTGGCGGGGCTGTTTTCCTTCACCATGTGCCCGACCTCACAATCCTGCGCTTGCGGCGCAACCGGTATCGTACCTCATCGCCAATGTGATCCTCAGCTTCTGAATCTACGTCATCCAGGTCTCGATCGCTGCGGGGCAGCACTGGAACGGTGCGTTGAAACTGCACGCAACTCTCCAGCACGAACAGTCCTGGGTACTCCCTTGCTGGGTTCTTGGCCTGCTCCAGATACGCCCTCAGCTGCTCCCAACCCTGCTTGCGTGAGCCTGAAGACTTATCTGCGCGGTCCCAGCGGATACCTTCCTTCTTCATATCCCCGGCAGTGCTGCTGCCGGGCTCATAGTCATCAAAAATGCTTGTGTCCGCTGGGCCTACATTTACCTTAATACCCCAATTCTGTTCCCGTTCCCGGATGCCCCGGGCAATTTTATCCCCCCGCCACTTCAACCCTACGTTGGGCTGATGACCATCCCAGCCGTACCATTCCGCAATGCGAATGGTGTCTCCGCGCACTGGGCCGTAGACCCGGGGCTGATTGTTATGGAGGATCGTGAGAGGCTCACCATTGGACTCCGCCCACCATCCAACACTGAACGGTTTGGACTGACCGTGGTCATACGACCGATCTACATACCACCCCTTGGGGATACGAGTCAAGGGAAAGTTTGGAAGCACGTGAATCTTGGGGTCCCACACATCATCCAGCATGCCACCGGCAACAATGTTCCAGTCCCCATGCAGCCAGGCCTTCAGTTCCTGCGGGTTACGAGCGGCAGCCCGCAAATTGGCAATGTAATTGGGCTGGGCATGGAGTAGAATCTTGTTTTCGCGTAGTTCTCCGTGAATCACCACCCGTTCCGGCTCCGGGTGACCTTCCTGATCCACAGCGTCCCGAATCACTGGGCCCATTACGCGCCCCATGGCAATCGGCAGCCGCCACCGGGCCTTGACCCAGTTATGCCCAACACCATACGGGTTGCAAGTCGCGCGAACCAGCAGTGGGATGCCCACCGCCGTGGAGCGGCTACAGCTGAACATGGACTTGTAGCAGTCCGGGCTGTGCCAGTTGGTCAGCTCTTCCCATGCAATGAACGGATACTCATGGCCATGGTAATTCCAGTAATCTTCCGGGCGGGCAAACTGCCGGAAGAAGAGCATTTCCCCATCCGGCCACTCCCAAAAGTGCTCGGCTCGGTTGTACTTGGCCTGGGGCCAGATGCGAGGGAACCACTTCTGTGACTTCGCGATGATGTCTTGCAGCTCGGGGTAGGTCCGCCGGAACAGAATGCCACGCCACGCCTGGCCCCAGCCCTTCCCTACGTGCTGACCAAAGGCCATGAGCAGCGCATCAGACTTGCCCGGCCCGCGCTGGCCCTCATACAGTGCTTCCTGTATGGGACACGTCAGAAACGCCACCTGACTGCCCGGTTGGGGGGCCCATGCTACCTCAACCTCCGTGCCCCCTCGGTGCAGTATTGGGACGATACCCTCAGTGGTAGTTCGCCACTCTAACCGCTCGGTCTGCATCACGGGGTAGCTCGTCTCCGGGTTTGGGCTTGGGCAGGTCAGCGATGATTTCCCTGTAAGCTTCCCTGGCGATCCGGTCGCACTCGGAGGGGTCTAGGGTGTCGTGGTACCGTTCGCACAACTCCTCGGCCAACGCTCCCGCCAACACACCCACGGTCTGCTCTGTCGCTTTGTACTGCTCCAGAAAGCCCAGGCGGGCGACGGGCCGGAGGGTACAGCGCACGCGCACTTCCCAGTAGAGGGAGTTGTTAGGGCGCTGGAACAGGGAGAGCTGCACTGTTGGTTTCGATGTCAAAGTCTGTTGCCTCCCACTGTTTGGCGGAGGGGGCCATGCCGGGAACGACAATCACCCCACCCTTCACGTTCAGATCCACCTGCTGACGGTCCCGGTACTCGGGGATGTGACGCTTGGCGTGAAGCTCAAGCATGCGGTCACTGTAGCGACGGATGGTGCCGCACTGCTCACCCTGATAGAAGACCGGCTCCAGTACGCCAGTGATGGCTCGGCGGTGAATCTCCGCCTCCACCTCATCGCAGTAGGTTTGGAGTGCCTGCTTGCAGGCCTCGTCAAATTCAGGGTCGTCCTTGCGCCAGTTGAGAATTGTAGTGGATGAGGTGCCTACGGCAACTGCTGATTTTTGAACAAGGCCGGTTTCCTGGTAGCACGCGAGATACTCCGCCTTGATCTTTGGGCGCATTGCCTCAAGTGCTGCCTTGTTGTGGGGCAGGCGTGGTCGATTGTTGGCCATGTGGGGGAGGATAGGGGGTAAGCATATGAAAGTCAAGGGCCAACAGTTTTCTACCTTCTCTGCTCTCTTCCGGAATTCTCTGCAAGTTTTCGACCTCAATCTGCCGTGCGGTCAGAAAGTCGATCACACCCCCATGAAGTAACGATAGGGCGTGATGGTACCCCCCTGGCCCTTATGGGGTGTAACTGGCCCTTTTGAGTAGCAATAGGGTAGCATCAGTAACCATTGGCCCCTATAGGGTAGCATCAGTAACCATTGGCCCCTATAGGGTAGCATCAGTAACCATTGGCCCCTATAGGGTAG